GCTTGAGCCATTCTAGCAACGTCAGCGTCACATAGTTTCTGACCTTCTATAGTCGCTCCACAAGGCATCACCCATACTGGCCAGTCAACACCTTCTGCTCTAAACTTAGCAATTACTTCATCTAACTCATCCCATTGTTCTTGCTTAGGACCAAGTACAAACTTTAACTGACCGTTAGGTTTACCATCACCAGACCTCTTTTGTCTATGAACCATTAAGTCATATTCTGCAACAAACTCTGGTCTAATTGCTCTCTTTGGATCTTCTCCTGCTACTGTCCATAGTTTAGGTGAACAAGATATAAAAGGCGTTGCTGGATGAATTCCAGTATTACCTACGAAGTCCATAAACTCAGGAGTCAGTTGTTGTGTGCCATTAGTTTCCCATGTAACATTGATAGGCTTCTCACCTGCTAGCCTTCCTCTGAACTGAGTCCAAATCTCCATATAAGCGTTCTGTGCATGCTTCATTAATGGTTCACCGCCAGTCACGCAGAGGTGTATATCTTGTTTGGATAAAGGATGTGTCCATTTACCAGTAGGATTAAATTCATTTGTATGAGCTTCTACTAACTTCTGTGCAATCTCTTCAGCTGTATGTTTATGCTGTAAATGTCTAAACTTTTTAGACCATGAGTATGAGGAATCACATCCTTTCTCCCATACAGGTAGGTCCTCAATCTTAGTGATATCTGTAATATCAATACTTTGATATGGTAGATCGTATGTATCTGGGTTAGTAGGATCATCTTGACCGAACCCATCACACTGTAAGTTGCAAAGAAAGAATCTTAACCACGTACTAGGAACACCAGTATAATGTCCCTCACCTTGAATCGAATGAAATATTTCTGAATATGCTATTGGTTTCATTTATTTTTTACCTTTTTAAGGTCCCTGGTACGCTTTCTCAATTGACGTAAAAGTTTCCTTTGTTTATCTTTAGCTCTTTGTAGTACAAGATCGCTAACGCCTTCCATAAAGTTGCCACCCTCAAGATGTTCTAACTCATGCTGAAAACATCTAGCACTCATACCATTAAATTTCTTTACACAAGGGTTGCCATATGGATCCATAAATCTAACTCTTATCATTTCTGGTCTTCTCTTCTTAAGATAGAAACCAGGGAATGTTAGACAACCTTCATCTAACAAAATATCTTCACCAGCAGAAGCAGTAATCACTGGATTGAAACAAACAAAACCAGGCTCCCCTTCCATTACGAATACACGATATGGTAATCCTAATTGATTAGCTGATAAACCTATCCCTCCATAGTATCTCATATGAGCTAACATATCTATCCCAAGCTCTACTGGATCTACAGGCGGATTGTTAAAATCAAACTTCTCTAGTTTAGTTCTCAGCAATGAATGTGATGGTTCAACTAGATTATACTTTTTCTTAAATTCTTTATCTGTCATTCTGCAATCCTTGAGAAGTTCTTATGCTTCTCGAATCTAACTACATTAGAAAACTTATCGAGAAGTTGATCTGTCTTGTGAGATATTATAACGATATTTGTATCTGAAGTCAACTCTTTTATGATTTTTAAGAACTCATCTGTACCTGATGCATCGAGACTACTGTCAAAAATCTCATCCATGATCAGTATATTAGTAGATGCACTATTCTTTAACTTAGCAATGGCTCTCCATGTAAACAATAACGATAGGTCAATCCTCATCTTTTCTCCTTCAGAGAATGATGCGTATGCAAAATCGTCTCTATGACGTGACCTAATTGTTTCTTTGAAGTCTTCATCCAAATGGAAGTCAACAAAGAATTCCATAGCAGCTAAGTATTTGTTAATTAGCTTGTTCATCACAGGAACATATTGTTTAATAATTTTTGATTTAATACCTGTGTCTTTCAATAACACTTGAGCAGTATTAAAAACAGTCTGTTGTTGTCTTAGTGCAACTTTTCTCTTTTGAGTTGTCTCTAACTCGTCTGTGAGTTCTTGAACCTTAGTAGCCGCATGGTCTGAATTGTTGTTCTCCGAAGTGCTCTCTTCAACTTCCTTCTCCATACCCTCAATAACCGAATTGATAGATGAGATTTCTGCTTTAAGACGGCCTGCATTTCTTTCTGCTTCCGTAGCCTCATCCTGTATTCTCTTAAGATCTGATACTCTAGCGGACTGAGCTTGGATTTGTGTCTCAAGTTGCGTAAGACCTGTTTCTGTCTCCGTGATAGAGGAGTCAGTCTCATCTGTGACCTGTCTTTTGAACTCGTCATCAATTTCTTGTCCGCACGTCGGACAGTCGCTGTTGTCTTCATAGAACTTTAATTGCCTTTTCAGTTTAGTAATCTTGGACTCAATTTGTCCTTCAAGTGCAATCAATTGTTGCACACGTTGAGAAACAGACTCTAACGGTGCACACTGCTCTAACAACTCTTTTGCATGACCTTCAACAAGAGCTAGTTCTGATTGTAACTCAGATACTTTATCTTGTTTTTCTTTAATCTGTAGCTTGATCTTATTTAGCTGTTGTTTCTTATCTTTAGCAATATCTTCAAGATATTGATTTTGAATTGTAATTTTTTCTTCTAACAGATTGACATCATAATCTACCTGCTGTAGTTGTGATCTATTGTCTGCTAGCTTGTCTTTTAACAAAGCAGCCATGGTACTAAAGATTTGAATATCAAGCAAATCTTCAATGACTGTTCTTCTATCAGCTCCAGACAATTGCATGAAAGGAACAAAGTTCCTACTACCTAAAACTACAATCTGTGTGAATGATTTGTAGTTCATTTTTAGGATACTTTGTTCTAGTACTTTCTGATAGTCTTTTGTATGGGCATCTTGGTTTAGTAGATCGCCGTTCTGATAGACCTCAAATAGTCTTGGTGCGTGGCCTCTTACTACTTTATAGTGATTACCTCCAACCTTAAATTCAACTTCTACCTTTAGGTGCTTCTTGTTAATTGAATTAACAAGTTGAGGATTGTTAACTTTTCTAAACGGCTTCATGTACAATGCATATGACAATGCATCTAAGAACGTAGACTTACCAGCTCCGTTCTCTCCAATGATTAATGTATCTTTATGTTTATTGAGGTCTAACTCACACCAACTATTTCCATACGATAGAAAATTCTTCCATCGAACCTTTTCAAATATAATCATAAATTTAACTTACTTGCAATGCTTCTTGATATAGCTCTCTTAAAAGTTTTTGTAGATCAACCCTGTCATTCTTTATGTCTAAATTAGTAACATAGTTATCTAATATTGTTAATGTATCTTCTGCTTCATCAACGATGTCTGCATCGTCTTCAACATCTAAGTGTAAGTGGTCTTGGACCACTTGAATGTTCAAAGGATCGGATCCTTCTAATTTTTCTATGTACAAATCAAACAATGTAGGATTGTCTTTATTCTTAATAATAACCTTAACTACTTTGCCTTTGTAATTCTCAAACTGTTCTGTCTGTTTTAGCAGACCGTGCATATCTAATCCAGTATCATCATACCACACTTTATGAAACATTGTATGAGGATTAGGTATAAATTCAATTGTTCTTGAGTCTGTGTCTAGTATATGAAATCCTTTTTGATCGTTGTAGTCACTCCAAGTCATCTCATACGGACACCCAAGATAGTTAACATTGCCATTAGTTGACTTGTGATGATAATGTCCGCTGCAAACTAGATCAAATTTCTTTAGCCAGTTGTCCGACATACCGTGATCAATAAATCCGCCTTTGTACATTTGGTACCCTGCTAACTCTAGGTGACCTAGTAGTATTTGTGCAGTAGTTTTATCTGCCATGACAAACGTTTCTTCTTCATTTGCATCACACACCCATGGAACCAACATTATTTCTGTACCATCTAACTCAATAACTTCAGGTCTAGTATAAGTTGTAATGTTTGTATACTCCTCCATTAAGAGGTCTACACTATTGACTTCTAAAGTATTCTTATATACGGAGTCATGGTTTCCGACGATGCAGTGCATCTTGATTCCGTTGTCTGCAAGTGGTTGGAAGAACATTTCTCTTGCTCGTTTGAGTGACGTGAAAGATATATATTTTCTACGATCGAAAGTATCACCAAGATCAATAACAGTGTCAATACCCCTGCGTTTGATTTCAGGAAAGAACACATCGTCATAAAATTTTTGGAAGTGGTCGTGTACTCTTTTTGAATCATTTCTTGCTCCGAAGTGTAAATCAGTGACCAAGGCTATCTTCATTTATCATCCTCAACAAAGTTCTCTAAACCTTTTTTCTTTTTTCTTGCTTGCTTCTTTTCTTCTTCTTTTCGTTCAAAGTTTTCTACAAAGTCAACCATGTAAGGAGTTTCTAGATTAACATATGCTCCTTGATCACCCTGCGCCCCAGCATCACCATGTGATGCTAATTCATCTAACACAAGACTTCTTTCTAATGTCTTGTGTTTAATATACAGCTGCTTTTTCTCTCTTTGAATTCTTCTCAAAAAAGCATAATAAATTATCTGTGTAAAGTATGCAAAAGGATTATCCGACTTATCTGGTTTAAAGTTTTCTAAGTAGTTTATGCAATTTTCAATACCATCACTTATCATTTCATCACGATACGTGTAGTTAATAAAGTTAGGTTTTGTTGATAGACGGGTTGAAATTTTAAGCAAGCACTCCCCAATGTACTCTGGAATTCTTGGCTTATCGTCGCCAGACTCCTCTGCTTCTTTTACTGCATTCAGATAGTCTACCATCTCTGCATATAGTTTTTTGTTGTCTACGTAATGTTCGGATCTTTTCTTAGGCATTAGTGTATTGTGGTATTAGATTCTGGTTCATTCATAGTATCAGTTTCTATTACATTTTCTCCTGTTAACTCATCTAGTTTGTGTAAAAGCTCATCTAACTTTTCTTGGTTATCCAAGTGGTTCAATTCCCCTTTGTTATTGATAAACTTCATGTAGTGTTGTATAGCATTCTCCTCTAAATCAACTTCTAAGGCAACGATGTTCTTGCGATTAATAGTGGCTTTGTTCTCTTTTGTGAACATTAGCCAATGTGATACAGTCATCATTGGACCCATTGCTGTCTGTTGTTTGTGAACTACAACAGGATTGTAAACAATGATATCTAAAGGATTGGATCCTTGTTGTACATCAGCTATCAATTCTTCACCGCTAATTAATTTGATACACGCTATTGTCATTTTTTCAGATCCACTTTGTATATTTTGTAATCAAACTTTTCTTCGTTATACATTTTAATACGTTCTGCAAAATGTTCTAACGTGAAGTTTCGTTTAGATTTCCATTGTAGGTTATCCGCAATGTCAAACAAAGTGGCTTGTTGTTTATTGTCACCTCTTCGAAGTCCTCTACCAATAGATTGCAATACTCTAATCCTGGACTTACTCGGAGAGCTGAATATAATATTGTGCAGGCGTTTAATGTTAACACCAGTACTAAAAGTACCAAAGCTCGCCACAATGATTGCATTGTCTTCATTTTCTACAATGCCTCTTATATCTTCTCTAGCTTGACCGTCGACTTCGCCTGAGACAAAAAACACTTTTCTATCTTTGTCTACAGAGTCTTTAATCTTTTTCTTAATTTCATTGTATAGCGGCTTACCATGTTTGTCAACAAACTGATACAGTAAGAGGGTATTGCCGTTTAAACTCAAAGCTAAATTTCTAAGGAAGCGATTACGTGCTTCGTTACGAACTAGAAAGTCTACTTCGTCTTGGTATTTATCATTGGCATGAGTACGTTTAACTTCTTCTGGATACTGTAACTCTAAACATTTAATTTTAAATTGAGCAAGGGTTCCTTTCTTTATCAGTTCATCAGTTGTCGTCACTTTTTCTACTGCACCAAACAAACCTTCTAGTACTAACTTGTGTGTTTGTGTTCCATCTAATGTTCCTGTAAACCCAAACTTATATTTGGTGTTGATTGTTTTTGTCATAATACTTGTTAGAGACTTGCTTTTAAATAAGTGGGCCTCATCGCCTATTACAACATCAAACTGCTCAAACCATTTCCGAGGCATCTTATGAATAGACTGCCACGTACTAATAGTTACTAAATCATTTGTTTCTTTTTCAACACCAGCTGTTATACAATGCATTGATTCATTATAACCGTATGACTTAAAGTCGCCAGCCATCTGTTGTACTAATGATATTGTTGGTACAATAATCAAAGTCTTTTGGTTTAAGTACTTTGATAACATATAAATGATAAGAGATTTACCACTTGCTGTTGGTGACAACATCAAGGCACGCCTTTTCTTTACTGCATGAGCAAATGCGTCCAACTGATAATCACGAGGCGCAAATGGTAAACCAATTGTTGAAACGAATTCTTTAGCTTCTGCTAAACTAAATTCTTGATCATTGTATGCAGGATCGATTACTATATTATATCCTCTCTCAGATGCAAATCTTTGCACATGAGGTAACAACCCTGAGTAAATACGTTTGGTTGATGGATTGAATAATCTTATTTTTCCATCCCACATTTTATTTCTAACTTGTGGCATGAATTGCATACCTGGCACTGTAAATGTGAAGTAGTCTTGAAGTTCCCAACAAGACCCTCCATCACAGTCTACTGACATATAGACTTCGTTTACTTTACTAACTATTAATGTTTCCATGTTCATCAATAGGGAATATTTTAGAAATAGCTTTTGCACACTCTTGCGCTAGTTGCATATGCTCTAGCTGAGTGCCATTAGCGCTTCGTAATTGAATGTAATGGATCCATGATCTCAATGTACCATTTACATACAAGCGGCTTACAGTGTTTCCTTCTGGTAGCACTGCTCTGGCCTGCTCTTTGGCAATATCGTTGCTTACAGCCCATCTGTATGCGTCTGTGGCGGCATCTATAACACGTTGTTGCATTTGAAACCAACGATCTTGTAAGCCACCTTCGTATTCATCAGACATATCAAGTGCGATACTGTTTTGACGATTCTTAGGATCTTGTAATCTAGCATCACGCAATTCAAAATCCAAATCTTTTGTAGGATCTGCATAACGTTGACTGAACTCTTGAAAAGAGAACGATCTGTGTCTAAGAAACTGACGTGCAATGTCACGTGTCGTTTCTACTTCCATACATGCACTAACCATCTCCAAAGGAGACCAATGCTGGTGTTTAATTAAGTATTTGACTAGCCTTTCACTAGTCTCTGTATTCATCTGGTTCTCTGGGTTACTTACTCTTGCACAGAAAGCAACCAGATCAAGTGCAGATAGGTCTTGCTCTTCAACTGGCGTCTGAGACCAGCTTACTAAACGTACGTTCATTAAATTCCTACCTTAAATTTTTCCCATGATATTGCGGCATTGATATTGAATCCTCTATTATTAAGTGATTTAATAATTGCCTCTAAGAAGTCTACCTTCTCTCTTTGATAAGCTAACTTAAGATTGTTATTGATCCAATCCTTGTTAGAATCAATGTGAATGTTGAGGTCTGCTTTTAGGATGATATTGTTAATTTGATCCCAACCTCTTTGTGTCAGATCCTCATAGTCCATGTGACCTTGATAATAGCTCCACAAGTCTTTCCACAATTGTTTACTTTCAAGTTCCATCTTCTTGAGAATTAATCTCTCAGTCGAATAAATCTTAAAATATTTACTGTGAAGTTGAGGTATCTTAATGGCCTCTTCGCCTAATTCAGTTCTATCTACTGGAGCGTCCTTACTCCATAGTTCCTGTATCTGTTCTAGTGTCATATTTTTTTTCAAACCATAATCTAACTGCCGTCTTTCTAATGACAGCAAAGAAAAACATTATTGATGTACAGGCTATTGTAGTCTGTAATGCATTAAAAGACAACGACAAACAAACCCAAATAATAGCAAAGTTAATTGGGAAGTTAATAATAGTGCCTAGTATGGTATCGCTAGTAGCTTCTTTAGCAGCTCTCTTGACTTTCTTGTTCAACTGGATTTCCTATATACCATTGTGTAACGGTGTCAACTCTAAAGGATCTCCATGCGTCCTTATCCAAACTCCATACTACAAAATTATCACTCATTGGATCAATATCTTTTACTGTTGCTTCTCTAGGAATCAAATCTGCTTTTAGTGTGCATGGCATGACACGTAGTTCACCAGTTCCAATTTTAGTGAACTCTACTGTTACGATTCCTTCTTTTGCTTCTTTTAAAAAGTTAGTTCTGCAAGTTGCATTCATTATATATTCTCTATTTCAAATTTTCTGTATTTGAATGTAGCTGTACATTCAACATAATCTACATCAGCTAGCTGCGTAGAGAACGGAATATCTGATAGAGAAGTAGGAAAGCAGTCCGTAAATGTAACTTCTTTGTTAGGATTCATTGCGCTATTCAATATAGTCAATGTTGCGTCACTAAATACTCGATCATCAGACATTGGGTTATTAGCCTCGTTCACCCATGCAGTAGATTCTGTAAAATCATCGACCCTTAATATTGCTCTCATCCAATTATACAGTTCCATGTAGTTATCTAAGTTTTCATCAACTCTAAATGTGATTACTAGATCACCATATGTTGCTTGATCACCAGGCAACTGTATTTTAGTGAAAGGTGTAGGGACCGGTGTTTCGCCCATTGTTATGGAAGGAATAGCAACATTCTGTACAAAGAAGTTCACTGTCGGGATCTTCTTAATGAAAAATCTATGTCCTAGAGGAGATAGAAAGTTTGTTGTTGTAGGTTCAGTTCCAGTCATAACAGTATTTATATTACCTCCATAGCGGTTTAAAGTCAACGAGTAAAAAGGGGCCATTGGCCCCTTCTGTTAGTACCAAGGATTATTAGTCACATATTCAGGCAAAAATCTTTCCTCGTCTCTTGGACAAAAAGATTTAGCTATTCTATGATTCTTAGCTTTAGGGCTTAATATTTCCTTAGTAAGATCCCTTTTGACTGCACGTTTGAAACGAGCAATTTGATATTTAGTCATGTCAATCTCCTATAGAAGATTGCGTTCCTTCAGCACCATTGCCTACTTCCGTCTATTACTAGATGAACGTAACAATGCGTTCCTTCGTCACTATTGACTACTTCCGTCTCGTTAGAGATGAACGATGTATATTACTATACAATATTATTTATATAAAATCAACGCAAAAAAAAGAGGGACCGAAGTCCCTCTTAAAAACCAGTTAAGGTTGTATTACATGATGTTGTTGACCAACACTCTTCTGTAGTACTTGTTAAGGTTTTGTGCAAGAGCTCCGTTATCTGCAAGTGCACTTGTGCCTCTTGCAAAAGGATTCTCAACAACGCCGTAACGAGTCTTAAAGCCGATTTTAGGTTGGAATGTATCCTCAC